TTTTAAGGGAATACTGGAACCTTAATGGGTGGTTTGCTCCCACTCATCTACAAATCACGACCTCCATATCGTGCGTCCAGTGGCATAGCTGCATGCCTTCCTTAAGCGGGATAAACATTATGGATTACGATCCATGTGTAAAGTGTTGGAAGCGAAAGGGTCCAACATAGAGCATTTCATTAACTACAGCCACTATACTGGCAGGAGAACTACAATGACCATACCACAACCTTGTCTATCACTTGAGCACTGCTCTAAGCTTAAAGACATGGTTATACCCTATGCTGACACGCCGCTTTCACAAGGAGCGAACATCATGCTGCTCACCTACTCACAGTGTTTTGTAAGTCGGTATCGCTGCACACAGGAAGATGTCGATGTAATTGTTGCGCCTCAGGAGGGCTCGGAAGGAAATTATCTATTCTTTCCGGATACAAAGATGCATGTAATCTGGATTAGCTCAAGTGTCGACAACCCTATTCGTGCAATTGAGTTGATTGCTCATGAGGCTACCCATATGGTTGATGAGATCTTTAGGCAAACAAAGATTGAGCTAATCGACACAGAGTTGCGTGCCTACGTGACTGACCACATTGTTGGGAAGCTTGCTTCTCGACTCATTAACTCGCCACTCGACTTGTCTTAAATCAGTCATTAAACATCTAACGGAGATAATCATGACTACAATTTATGATTCAGCACCACTACGACTTGTCAAAGCGATGCTAGGTGAGACCGACGTTGAAAAGACAATCCTCAACTTACTTGATGAATGCAATTTTCTGCACGCGCGGCGACCAGCACACCATCGGGGAGTATTCGGTTCAGCTCAAGCCAAAGACTTGTTGCTCGAAGCAACTCTTCTCAAAACGAAGAGACTCTATGCACTAGCACAGAAGACCATCGCAAGAGATGAACTCGCTATGCTGTTTAACAAACCTTGTCTAACAGCGGATCTAAAACAACTTCTCGATGTAGTCTCGTTCGAGTTTGGAACTGTTGATCCATTTGCTAAGCTCAGCGATGATCAACTCATGGACACAATCGTGGTAGTTGCGTTAGTGCTACACTCATTCACAGCGGAAAACAATGATTTAGCGTCTTCCGTTCTTGACGTGTTACATATCTTGGCCCTCACTCGAACCATTCGAATTGCAGAACGACGAGAAAGTGAAGACGTTTTGCGTTCGTAAACTTTTCAAGAAGGTACTACAATGAAATTAGGATTTGCAACTAGTGGGGCAGGTAAATCTTACCTCGCTCAGAAGTATCCAGAGCATTTTGTCGATGGCGATAAATTGGTCACTTGGCCAAGACGTTTTCGCTGGTTCGATGATCCGACTCCGGAAGATATTGTTCTTGTCAATCATCACGTGAAGAGACTAATTCATCGTGTTGATGGCAAAGGGCCCATCATCTTGTACAATCCAAGGGCGGAGGCATTGATCCAGCAATACTCCACCTTATATAGGTTATACCGTCAACACTCACTCTACATTTGGCATGTCACAAGAGAACTACTTGTGAAGAACCTACGTAGGCGAGCTGCGGTGAAGAAAGATCAACCAACTAACGTTGAACAGGCTCTCGCACATCAGCAAAGAATAGAAGATATTCTATGCTTTGTTAAGCCGATCACCGATGTGAGAGGCTTCTATCCCAATGGATTACCGAAAGGAGACTCTACAACATAAGGTGCTACCTAGACTAAACGAACTCATATTCACATGACTAGGAGCTACCTAGACTAAAGCAAACGGAGAACAATCTAATGTACGAAAGAACTGACATCGCGGCTCTCGTCGCGCGTATCGAGGGGAGATCTAATAATGATCTCGACCCTGAAGTAAGAATGAAGATGCGAATAATCTATGAGATCATCCGATTCATGGACTATTCGACACCTGCATGGAGGCAACAGCTGATCACGGAACTGAACGAGCGTAACCTTGAACCACTGAGTGGCTCAGAGGTTGAGAAGGCTCTTTTAGACCTGATCATTAACACAACCAAGATAGATCTGGATATCAAGAACTATCTCTCAAACTGAGGTCAAAATGTTAGACTCACATTTAGATATCATAAAGGGCACAAAATCACGCACCTCTAAGGAAGCGAAGCTTCTGAAAAGAAAGTACGTCGCAAAGGCTCGTTCTGTGATTTCAATGATCCCAACTCCTGAAATTACTGAACTTTCTGATATACGACGTTTCCTTGTGCGTCACCAAACTTTTGTGAACGCTGTTTCCGCGCTTTGGTTCCTAGGCTTTTGGCCGGATCAAATTGCGGACTTCATCGGTGCACCTGTTACGGAAGAATATGTCTTCGGTGCTCTTCGTCGACTTTTCGCGAAAGAACAGGAACGACTGATAAACAATCTAATCTCAATACTGGAGAAAACTAATGAATGAAGATGAATTTGAGCAGACTGACGTTGAAACGTTTGAGCAGGTTGACACCCTCTCAGTCAACGATTCTAATGCATTGGGAACTCTGTTCCTAATTCCACTAGATGCGCCTATTCCTTTGGAATTGGCTGACATTCCGATGCCAACAGGCCCTCTACTAACTAGATTACAACCCCTGGCTGTTGAGAAACCTGAAGGCGACGTGTCACTTTTGCCGATCTCTGGTCCAGAACTACTGGCGCTCTCGCGCGCTTGGAATTTGTTACGAGTTGCCAAGAAGATCGCTGTATTATCTGATCTCCCCGGTGCGCGTGAGGACATCATATTCGCACAGGCACGGCGACAGATCGGTCTCAAAACGGTCGAATGGCCGGCTTTGTCCGAATCGTTTGCGAAGCGCAAAGTTGAAAGACAACGCACCGGCGATAAACAGCCCTGGCTGGTTAAAGATGATCCTGACCACATGGACAAGCAGCCGCTGCGGGAAGCACGCGGTTCCAACCTTAAGTCAGTAGCGTCTCAACTACCTAAACCCGAGGCTTCGGATGAAGATTCCGCAGATATTTAGTTACCTGTTCGAGTCACCAGGAGCAAAACGGTGGCTCGCCCGTAGTAGCGAACCGAAACCAAACGCTGTTTTACCACTGACATATCAGGATCGAAAGCCTACGTCGGACTACAGTCCGGAAAGGTTTGCGTACTCTACAGATCCTGCTATTCTTAAACTTACAGAGAAGTTAGCTACTAGGCTGACTGATGAGTTTCCTCAGGATTCTCACCCCTCTGGATTCTCCGGTCCAACAGCCGTCCCCGGTGATTTCTATTCCGTATTATCCGCTTCAGGATGTGGAATGGATCCGCTACCTCTACCTCTGATGGATAATACGAAATTTGTCCAATCATTGGGCCTTCGCTCGGATATTAGGCCACAAGATGTTGAGTGGTTGAAAACACTCATCAAGCTGTTCTTTGGTCATGTCGCCCCCGCAGACTTGCATATCCGAAAGAAAGCATCGACTTCATTTCTGTTCTTCACCACAGATAACCAATATAAGAAGTTAGCTACTTTGAAGTGTCTAAAGAATGCTGATAAGTATCTAAATCTACTCTGTGGAGGAAAGGCATTCTTGAAGGAAGCACTGAATGATTTTCACTCGATTATCATCTCTGCTATCCACCGTCGTCAACAGCCAACTAAGGTCATCAAGACTGAGGACGGCTCGTTCAAAGCTAAAGAACGTAAAGCTCCAACTGAAGCTGAAGCAAGAACAGGTTCTGTCGAGAACTCTGTAACTGCTGATTTCACAGTTCGTGACCGTCGCGGTAACGTGATCAAGAATCATTTTGCTATGCGGCAGCGGACAGTTTGGGGTATGAATGGTATATTAAACTATTTCATGACAGCTGTTATGGGTTGTGTTCGAGAGGTATATACCAAACGTTTCGCGTTCACTTACAAGACGAGGGGTTGGGAAGACAAAGAAGATAGGATAGCGCGATATAAGTATATCGTGGGATCCGATGTTAAGAACATGGATACGACTCTGCCCAGATGGTTCTTCGACTTCCTTCTCAACGAGTTAACTAATTATTGGGATGAACGATTAGTTAAAGTTCTAGACCGGATGTTTAGAGCGACATATGTAGCGGCTCCACCCTGGAGAGAAACACCAGATGATTACAATCCGGTGTTTGGACCCGATCCCTTGGATGGACATAATGAAATCAACGCTGGACTTTCTTCCGGAATATTTATCAATCCGGATATCGGAAAGTTATGGATGTCTTTTGTATATATTATCCTATACAAAGATGCTGGCGCTTTGATTTCACCCGCCGATATTGAACCATTCTTGCAAGGTAAGAATAACGATCATGCGATGATGGACATGAGTGATGATGCTACTCTTATGACCAACTCGCCCATCGTTAGGGATGCACTGATGAAAGCAGACTCACCATACGCAGTCTTAGAGCCAGAAACTCCTGTGATATTTCTTGGTGATGTCTTCGCTATGGAAGGTAATCGTAAGAGAGCCTATCCAAACCCCGTCACTTACATTGTAAACTCATTAGCAAGAGAAGACTCGATTGACAAAATTGATCCAGTCTCATATGCAGAAGGTGTTTTAGCACGCCATCAACAGTATGCGAGAACACCCATCTTCCGAGATCTCAACAGGATCTACGAGGAAGAAGTTAGGCTAGCACTTGGGGTAAACCCCTATCTAATAGCCAGGTCTGTAGCTAAACGCCAACGTTTCAAAGATCTTGATGCAATGGTTATAGCAAATCCACACTATCTCCACTATCGCGTTGACCCTTCAGAAGTTTCAAAAGAGGTTTTAGACGAGATTGTGGCAACAATACCAGCTTCTGACTTCTTCAACGACATTAGGCATCTCTTTAAGGTGCCAACTGTTGAACTAGCAGAACTCAACTAGGAGAAATCCATGTCTGACGACATTAAACAACCGCGTAAAACGAGGATCGACAAAGATAACGCACTGAACAAGGCCTTATTGAAGGTTAAGACCGGCGGAGCCATTGAATTAGCTCTGTTTGAGTCAAAGTTCTACGGTATTGTCGATCTTGACTCGGGGGATATGTTCCAACGTCAAGTATCCTTCGTCTCTGAACCAACGTACCCCGAGAAAGGTCATACTCGTAAATTCGTCGAGAGCACTCTTCCGATTCGAGTTGGCCAGTCACCTGAGGATCTGACCCTTCCTTTTGGACTGGTGGTCATATCGGGTCCAACAGCCGTGGGCAAATCATCGTTTGTCAGGGCACTTCCGGGCATTACACGACTCCTGGTCGTTGAATGTCCTGATAGTATCGAGGAGCTCAAAAGTACCCCTCTCTATTCATCTGTCGACGTCGCATTGTTAGCAGCGGCACGTCAAACGGCTAAATGGGGCGGTCTTGTGGCGCTTGATAGTTTACGAGCACCTCTGTTCGAAACGAATGGTCCTGCTGGGGCAAGGGGAATGATTATGTCCTTCTTCACCCAAATTACCAGGGTTTCCAATACGCTGGCTCGTAATGGAATCACTGTTATCGCAACAGTGAACCCAATGGACGACGATCCTCTGGTTGAGAAGGCGTTCCTCTCAAAGCTCTCGGCCTCAGTTCCCTGCTTTATCTCTTTGACACCATCTACGCGTGATGTCTTTGAAGGAACAGTTGCTACTCGAGAGCAACGTGTCCCACAACGGTTCACCTATGACCCGAGAGAGGGACGTGGTGTCGTCAGCGAAGAGGTGGGCTTCGTGATGGCATTCCCGGAACCAGCTAAAGCCCCACTATCTGAAATTCAATTAACCAATGTAAAGGAGAAATAAAATGGCTACATCGCGTAAAGCACCAACCGGCTCAACAACGGGACCGCATATGAACCTGTTTGCTAACGCCCAGGAGCACGCTAACCGTATGCTCACTGATGGACTCATTGCTGGACGACTGTCAGAGCACATCGCAACTGAGTCACTACTGATGGCGGACTCAGAATTTGTTAGCTTTCATAAGCCAACAGATTTGCTTGTTTCCAGACATTATCCAGGGTATCGTACCTTCGAAATTGGGGGTACTGCCGCTGATGAAACGTTGGGAATCCTCCTCGCCAGCTCGCTTAACAGCACCGCCGCCCTTGAATCATTCAGGAGCGTTCTGTCTTCACCAGACGTACCAGCAGAGATCATCAACTCTGTCCTACCCCGTGTCAGCCTCACCGTCAGACGTGGCCGATACTTGGTGTCGGAAGAGATGATTATCGATGTTACCAACCGTGTGTTGGCGACGCGAGTTACAGATGCGAACGTGATCTCAGCGGTTGCCTACGTAATCACTTGCGTGCTTGCTCATATGGACATGGTAATGTTTGGGCCAGAAAGAAGGATCGTACGTACATCAGAAACGTACGCTTTAACAATGGAAGACATCAAACGAGTAATTCTTACTGAATCTCTGCGCGATATCTTCTCGAGCGCGCGCATTGCGGAAGCAACCAAGCCGCTTGACGCCGATACGACACCAAACCTGATCGGCGAATCCATTGCCAGGATGCTGCGCCACGCGTCGCATACTATACCTGAGATTAGGCTGAGACTCGAACAGCTCGACACCGTCCAAGCTCTGGTTCAGACCTACTATCGTGCGCCTCAAAAGCTGACCACGACGATGCGGGCATCTACAACATTGGCGTCACTAGCAGGTTACGCCAATTTCTTAGCAGACGCGGTTGTGCACAAGAAAGTGGCTCAACTCCCAACATCGAACTCCGATATGCGGGAAGCGTGTTCCACCATTCTGACTGTGCTACAGTCAGCTCCTTCTATAGAAGTCATTCCACTCGCAAAATACGCCGATTACTTCGGTTTCGTACCTTGTGCAGCTGCAGATGGCATTTATCGTGGTCTGGTGGTTTACACGTCACTGGGACAAACGTCGCGACTTGATGTGGTTAATTACTACAAAAAGGGACCAGCCTCAGAACTGGCATTGTTGCCTACTGAGTATGTTCCTGTAACTACGGTAGCTTCCGAAATAAACAATTCGTTATTGTCGGTTGATGCCATCCAAGGTTTAGCCAACTTGATTGCTGACGAAGTCTCTGCTGCCAGGTTCTCAATTGATGACCTGCCTGCATTGCGTACAATCGGCATGACAGATGAAGATTTAGTCTACCTTGCTATGTCAAAAGCTGAAATTGTAGCGGTGACCAAATCAACACTTGACTCAACCTCTTTCCGACTAGTCTACGCTGCGAAAGTTGCTGAATACTGGAGAACGCGACTTAATGCAGCCACTCCATCAATTTCTTACTTTGATGACCCACAATCGTTATTGGTGTATCAGGCTGGAGCCGCGAGCAAGTTGCCTACAACTATGGCAATCAGGTCCCAAAGTCTGGACCTCTCTGCTGCATATGATACAACCTATCATTGCAGCGTTGAACCATTCTTGTCAAGAGATATAGCAAAACCCTATACACTTACGGTTATGCTCAAGAATCCAAATGACGAGGATCAGCAAACTGAGTTGAGGCTGAAGATCTCTCCGCTCGATCTACTGGTCGGACAAGATCCCGATGTCAACCGAGGTGGTGCCATCTACGCGATGATCAAAGAACCAGGTGTGGATCGCGACATCGCTTTGATTATGGCTATCGCCTCGGCCTACGCTGCTAGTGGACCACAGATTGTGGCAGACAAAGCGAAGTCCTGGATAGTCGAAACACTAACTCCACTCGCCACACACCCAGCGATAACCCGGGTAGCGACAAAAGCGCTGCATCATGCCGTGATAACGGCTAAGCTCGATGCAAGAAAGCTGGCGCCGCAATGGAAAGAAGCAGTAGTCCGAGCATACTTTGGTACCCTACTAACATTGCTTTATCGCTTTGGTAAGATCGATGAAACAGTGCTGGAAGAAATCAACCAGAACTTGCCTGCCAACGCACTTTCTGTGAAAGCCGCTCTATCGCTCGCAAATATGCCAATGGCATTGGATGCGAGTGTATTAGACGACTAATTGAAATAGGTCTAATCTATTTCAACTTAATTTAAAACTATAACAACGGAG